TAATTGAAGGCGATTCCAGAACAACCATTACATTCTAAAGAGTGGTTTTTCTAAAAAACAACAAATAATATATAATAATTGAAGGCGAATATTAAAACTTACAAAAGGAGAAAATAATGTCAAGACCAAATGTTACAATTAGAATAGTAGATGAATCCATAGTGGTTCCAACTTCCGAGACTTTATCACCAACGAATGGTGCTATGGTTTCTCGTCAAGGCCTACAGGCACTAGCAGTCAATGCTGGCGAAACTGCCGCAGGTCTTATGTTCGTAGAATCATTGAATGACTGGTACGGTAGACTAAGAAGCTATGCAAACACTGTATTGATTGCTGAAGGCGCCACAGGTGCCACTCTTCAAGGACTGATCGGTGTAACCGCTGCTGCATTTGTTTCACCAACTTCTGGTGGCGTACGAAAAGACTGGTATAAGGAATGGTGGTCCGTCCACAACTTCCTTCAATACGGTGGTGGCTGCCTGGTAGGATTTACTGCTTCAAATTATTTAACAGTATCTGAATCACTTCAGAATACATTCTTTCCATTCGATGTTATGTTCATGGGTGATACCGCCGCAGCCGACTTTAGCAATATACAGACAGTAGTCAATGCCAAATCACTCACCGATACTGCTGTCCTTGGTGTTTGTGGTGTATCTGCTTCTGCGCCGTTGTCTGCTGAAAAATATACTGGAACTGCCAATCAATTCTACATGAGTGTATTTGGTAATAAGGTACATATCAATGCTCTCGGTCAAAATGGTACTTTTGTTACTACAAATATTACTCCAGATGTTGCTGGATGTATTGTTCGTACCGACCGAGATTTCAAACCATGGTTCTCTCCAGCGGGAACAACCAGAGGTCGTATTCTAAATCTTGTTCGTATGGAATTAAATCCAACACCAGCGCAACAAGATTTCCTATATGATGCTGGAATCAATCCAGTCGTTTCCTTTCCAGGCGAAGGTACGGTTCTCTTCGGAGACAAGACAGGTGAATCGGTCACATCTACACTTTCAGGTGTAAATGTTTCTCGTCTATTCATGTATCTTCGTAAGCAAATTGCACCAATTGCTCGTACAATTCTATTCGAGCAAAATGATGAAGCTTCTCGTGCTCGTTTCCGTCTTGCAACTGATGGACTTTTGAGAGCGGTTCTTGGTGGTAGAGGTATTCTGGATTATAAGATTATTTGCGATTCTAGCAATAATCCACCAGAAATTATTCAAGCAAAAGTTTTCGTTGCTGACATTCTCGTCAAACCAACAACTTCTATCAACTTCGTAAGACTTACATTCACAAACAAGAATCTAACCGATACCTTGTATCCAGGTCAAAGAGCAGTATAATTTAAGACATAAATACTAATATAAGGAGAGAAAAAATATGGCAGACAATATAACCAACTTCAGATCAAAATTTTCTGGAGTCAGACCAAATAGATTCACAATTAGCGGTAATTTTCCAGGCGAAACTGGTCTTTCAGCACCTGATCTTTCTATTTATTGCAAGGCTACACAACTTCCAGGTTCATCTATAGGAGTCATTCCTGTACCATGGATGGGTCGTGTAGTTAAGTTCTCGGGCGAAAGAAGTTACGCCGACTGGACTCTTCAAATTTATGATTCTTCGATTGCTTCAAATGATCTTAGAGCTGGTTTTGAAGACTGGATGGAGCTCATGGATGGTCGTAATACTCATAAGATCAATTACAGTTTGACTGAACAATGGAGTATAACATACATGGATATGAATGGAACTGTATCTGGAGAAGGAAATCCAACTGGAAATAGAACCATTCTTCTTAATAATTGTTTTCCAGTGGATATTTCTCCAGTAGATTTAAGTTATGACGCTGTTGATACCTTCTCAGAATTTACAGTAACAATGGCTTATGATTTCTGGACTAATGTTTCTGGTGCGTGAAGTAAAAAAAGTAATTGAATAGGTTTTATTATGGCATTTGAAGTATTTGGATTTTCTTTCGGGAAACAATCAGACACACGAGGCGACACGGGAGGGTTTGAGAATAAATCTCAACCCTCCTTTGTTTCCCCTGACAGCTATGATGGTACATTCGTCATGGAATCGGGTGGATTGCTAAGTAGTTATTTTGATTTTGGCGGAACTTTAGTTGAAGAAAATAGTCTTGTTTCACAATATCGCTCTATGGCATTATATCCAGAAGTAGATAAAGCAATTCAAGATGTAATAAACGAAAGTATAGTTTTTGATGATAAAAATCAAACATGTGAATTGAATCTAGATGATGTAACTGATATTTCAGATAATATCAAAGCAAAAATATCAACAGAATTCAAGAATATCAAAAAACTATTAGATTTTGGTAATAGAGGAGATGATATTTTTAGACGCTGGTATATAGATTCTAAATTGTTTTATCATATCATAATAGACATGAATAGACCAGAAAAAGGTATTTTAGAATTAAGATCAATAGATCCAGCAAAAATTAAAAAAGTCAG